TAATTAGAATTTGCCAATAACTTCTTCGAAAGCAACACCAGTTCTGGTGGCAATAAATGTAAGACCGATAAAGTTAATCGATCTTGCAGGTTTAATATAGATGTCAGCAACGAACTCGTTTGCATCGATAACAGCGCCTGTGTTGTTTGTTTCGTCACAAACAACGACATAATCATAGACACCTCGCTTTGCCTTAACATCGCGGAGGAATGGTTCAACAATATTTACAAAGTTTGTTCTTGTAATTTCATCGTTGAATTCAAAGAGTTGATCCTTAGCGGCAGCAGAGATAGCATTTTCAAGGTAGATAAAGAGTCTACGAACGTTAATGCGGTCAAATGCTGATGCCTTAGCATAACCAGTTTTATCACCGAACAGAACAATTCCTGCCCCTGCCGAGAGAGTAATTGGGTTAATCCTGTTAGTATAGAGGCGATCTCTTTGTGATTTTGTTGGGTTGTATGCCAATTTAACAGCATTCAAGATTGCACCTCTTGAAGTTCCTGCTGGTGAATACCACGGGAAGTTGTTGATATCAGTTCTGGCACATAGTCCAGCGATATCTCCGTTCAATGGAACATATCTAAATGTATTGGAGAATCTGTCGTACATATACTTGTAGCTTCCATCAAATACTGCATAAGTACTAGAAGTAATTGGCGAATAGTAACTAATAATATTATCTGTAATTTCAGTATCATCATTGACTGTTACACTTCCTACTGAACTATCTGCTAAAAATGCTCCCCTATAAGGTGAGATGAATGCAATCGCATCTTTTCTTAATTCTGCAACTTCAATTAGTTTTTGGGCTAGTGCTCTGGCACTGAAGATATCATAATTTGCAGATCCCATAAGGAGAAAATCTACTTTATAAGTATCAGTCTTTTCAAACAGTTCATATCCAGTAGAAATATTACCGATTGTTGCAGTTAGTGCTCCAGTTGATGTAATATCAGTCAATCCATTATAATTTTTACCACCACCAAGAGTTACAACGGTGTTTCCTACGCTACCAAAGAGGATTCCACTTGCTGCCTGATCCCAATCATTGTCAGTTGTCGAAACAAATGCTGTTTGGAAACCACAAGTTGTAATTCCAGTTGGTTGAGAACCTCCGAAAATATAATCGGATTGCTCTGCAAGATACATTCTCCAGTTTGATGGGCTTCCTACTGAATACTGAGCATCAGATGCTTTTGAAAGAGCAAGGTGCTTTTCAAGAATTGTTCCAGCATTGCCAGTGATGGCTCCATTGGAGTCAATTACGACAACGTGAACTTCATCAAATCTACCACCTCTTGAAGCACTATACCCTGAAGTAGATGGTTTTTCAGCAATATTATTCCAGTTGATGGTGGCAATGGTCGTAACACCAGTTGATCCAGCAAATTTAGTTGTTACATTAATTCTCTGTGCATCAAACCAGTCTGCACTTGCACTTACTGTCGCTGTTGTAACTACTGAATTGACAGAATTGACGAGACTTATTGCACTAGATCCCGTTGAGAACAGATAATTACCATTTTGTTGGTAATCAACTGCAGTTTCTCCACCAAAACCATTTATAATAGAAAGTACTTTAACCGCAACTTGATTAGTTGAGAGACCTGCTGCTGCCCCTACACCAGTGACGATACCCTTTAGGTATCCAGTGCCAGTTGATGTCGTTCCTACGCCAGAGAGGACCTTATTGAAGGTCTGAGTAACTCCATAACCAACTACAGCTGCGCCAGCGGTAGGAAGAGTTAGAATTTGGTCAGCAAAACCATCAATAATTGCTACTTGAATACCGTCTGCCCAAGATCCTGGGTTTTGAGCAGCAACGGTAACTCCTGTGATCGTGTTCTCAGAATATCCAAGTTGATTATAATGCTCAAGACTCTTAATCTTGATGCTACTTGCTGTCCCTACAAAGGAGTTTCTTAGATCTTCATCATCGGATCTAACTACTCTTAATGAACCGCCATATGCCAGATAAGACGATGCAACTAACCAATGTTCGTAGTGCTTATCCGTTGGATATGGATCACCAAAAATGTTTCTTAAATCATTTTCAGTTTCTACTATGGTGGGAGTACCTGTTGGTCCTTTTGTGAAGGGTGCAACAATAGCGCCAGTTTTATCGGAAACTGGATTGACTCTTCCAGTGGTTAAATCAACTTCCTTAACTATAATCCCAGGAGATGCTAAATTTAGCGGCATCTTTTATTCTCCGTATTATCCAGAATTATCTTAAAGTATTTATAAATTCCTCCCCTTCACGGGTTTATCGGTAATCCCAAGTATGAGAACGGTCTCCATATTCATCAACGTGCCAAATTTCTGATGTTTGTAACCTATTTTCTTCCGTTGCAAACATCCATCTATCACCAGTTTCTGGTTCAATAAATGCTTCCATTTCATCAAGACCATCTACAATAAAACCAAATGGGGACATATCCTGTTCAATCTGGTTTTTCTGCTCTTCATAAATTCTTTTACGAACATCATTGTTCGTCATCTCTTTAAAGTAATCTTGTGCAATCAACCAGGAAAAGATTACGAGGCACATTGCCAAGTCATCATTGCAACCTTCTTCTGCCTCAAATGAATTGTGTTTATGAATAAAAGTAGTTAATTCGCTGATAATTTCATAATCATTGATTAATAATTTATCATCCTCAATAATTGTTCTTAAATTGGAGCATCCCAACTTTTTGACTGCCGCAGTCATACGAACTCCAAGTTGAGATTTTTTGCCACTAAATCCAGAACCTACGATTTGACCTGCACGACCTCTCATTGCACACATCAGAACATTATCGTACTCTAAATCAAAATGGAGAATACTTGCCACCTGATCTCCAATATCATTTACTTCAATTAGTAACCAAGCCTCATTGTATGCTTTTGCTACTTCGTGAATGATGCTCGGAAAAAGCATCGGTTTAATTTCATTATTTCTATATTTCACTACCTGCCTATATGGGAAGTCTGTGATATCAAATACAACAAATGCAGAATAATCATTACCAACTCCACGTGCAACATCAACGGTGATTAGGTAATTATGATCTTCCTTTGGATTTTCATAAATGTCCAGACCCTTATTTCTTTTTATTGGATCAGTATAGACAAGAGTTCGGAGCTTTGTTGGATTAATTAGAGTATCAACGGATCCTAAGAATTCGCATTCAAACTCAACCTTGAATTGTTGTTCGCTAGTGTTCGCAATTGTCTGTTCCTTCCACTTAGCATCTCTACCAGGAACTTCGGACCAATGAACGTCTGTAGGCACATATGCATTCTTGCCTCTTTCAGCATCGTGCCACATACGGTAGAAGTGGTTCATACCACGAGGGGTAGAAACTATAATGACCTTTGTGCTTTGACCTGAAGAAATGGTGGGATAAACAGACGCAAAGAAGTCATCGGCAATGTGATTTGGAATGAACGCAAATTCGTCCAAGAAGATAATGTTATATGAACCACCACGAACAGCAGATGATGATGTAGAGTTTGCAGAAATCTTTGAACCATTTTCTAATTCTAGAGAACCTTTATTCCAAGATATAATACCCTGCTGCATCCAATCGGGAAGATTTTCATAAGCAAGTTGCAATCTTCCTAAGAGGTCTCTTGCTGTAGATGCCTTGTTTGCCAAAATAGCAATATTCACATTATCATTGAATACGGCATAATGTAACAAATATGAAACACAAGTCGTAGATTTACCTGTCTGACGAGGCATCTTACAAATATTAAATCTATTCTGATGGAAATTACTGATTAACTTCTCTTGAAATGGATACATCTTAAAAGGTTGTAGTCCGTGATCAAGAGTAACGATTTTAATATAATTCAGTGCAAAATATACTGGATCCTCTTTACACTTTAAGAACTCAATAATATTCTCTTCAGTAAATTCAATTGAGGTATTCGCCTTTTTAAGGTTGGGATTACCTAAGTAGATGTTATCAGACATAATTATCTCTGCTCAATCCAATTCAATACTGCAAGTGCTTTTTTGTTAGCATTAGGAAGCATTAGGACTTGCACAAGCAAGTGTATAAGTATCACTAACTGTTCCAATACCACTTCTACCTTCTTTTCCTTTTCTTTCTTCTTAAGTGCAGCAAATTCTCCAAAAAGAGAATCTAATCCTAAGTCTCCAACTACGGAATTAAATTCTTCTTTTTTCTTTTTCTTATCTTCTGCTAATAATTTAAAGAAATCATTCAAGTCTTGAGACATACTAACAATTCCACTTTCTTAATGATTTATTGATTCTTGAATCTGGATCATTTGCAGTTTTTGCCGATGTGAGTTTCTTTTTCATTCCACTCATACGGGAACAAAATGACTTTCTGCGATTTGCTGATTTTGATCCTTTTTTTAATTTGGAAGGTTCTGTTGTGACCGCAAGTGAGAGATTTGATCCAGGATTCTCTTTGCGGTAAGAAGCAATTCCTTTTTTATTTAGACCACCCTCAGAATTCTTTCCCTCTTTTCTTTGCCAAGCAGGTGATGCCTCAGACATAAATTGATTAAACGATTTTCCTTCTGGAGAATATGATTGATTAAGCATCTTGATAGCAGCATCAGTTGCATCTGCTCTTTGTTGCAACCTACCTACTAAACCACCTTCTTTGGATTGACCTGCTGATCTTTTTTTATCGGCAGCTGCTCTAGTAGCATTAGATGCTAATGGGTTTTTAATTCCCAATCTTGCAGGTCCAATGTATCCATCTCCAGGTTCTTCACTAACCAATTGACTTCCGATACCCTTACTTGCCTTCAGTGGTTCTGGTTTGATAATATCAATAAATTCTGCATAATGATTTCCATTGGCATCCTCAATAGATACACTTTCCTTTTTCATTTCACCGCTATCAACATAGTCTGCTGCGGCATCAAGATAATCTGCTGCTTTGGTAATTTTTGATTGAACCCAAGCCTCAATATTACCTTCACCCTTACCAATTTTTTTCCTCAGTCTCTTTGCCGCACCAATAATTGTGGAAATCTCAGAACGAGCCATTGAATACTCGTGATCTACAGATTCTGGAAAATTTCCTGGATGCGGCATTGTTATATTATAATCTTTTTTTGAACCAATTAACTCTGCTGGTAAAGAAAATGTATCCCAATATCTTGGACCATACTTGCATTCCATTCTTCTTTCAAGTTTTTCACATTTTGGGCAATATCTATCTGCTCTTTCACGAACTGGAGTATCCCAATCATAATCAAGTGAATCAGTACTTTCAGAATTTACTGGAACACAGTTTGGAACCATTTTTTTACCTTTTTTCTTCATACCTTTTGCTACATATCCATCCCAACAATCTTCTTTCATGTCTGGTTTTGGTTTAATTCCCCTTTTCTTCATACTAATTGCAATTGCTGCTTGTTGAGCAGGATTTGTCTCTTCACTTTTAGTTCCCCAATTTGCCGCACCAACCTTACGACATTTGACAAGTGCTCCAGAAGCATATGCACTAGGCCAAACATCATAACGAGATTTTACTTTGCTGTAACAGGCATCCTTTTTACCACTACCTTTTCCTGGTTTATCTTTTACTTCTTGGAGATTCATTTCTTCTTTCATTTTTTCCTTCGAATCTGTTGAAACATAGGTTGGTTTTGCAGCACCAGATTTTTTTTGTTGTCCAGGATCTGCTGTTTTCTTTCTTCTTGCTGCGGATAATCTTTCTGCTTTAGTCATATTTGCTCTTTTCTCAGAAGATACGCACTTTGGAACTCCTTCTCCAGGTTCATCACTTGCACAAGTTCCACCAGTTACAACATTTACCCAACCGGGTTTTTTATCTTTTGATTTGGATTTAAACCAATCGAGAATACCTTCTTCATCAATTATAACATCTTTGAACTTTTTATGTTCTTTTCTGGCAGATGCTTCCATTTTCTTTAAACGAGTATAATAGTCTGGAAACTCATCCAGATGTTGTAGAGCAATGTCCATAGCAAGTTTATGATCTTTAGTATGCTCGTGCTCAATTGGTTCCCCCATATCCAGTTGCTTTTGAATAAAAGAAACCTCCATACGATGTTTCCTTGCAATCTGCTCAACAGATCTATGGGGTTTTAGATGATTCAATGTATTCTAACCCTTACTCCTTATTATTTAGAAAACCTTGTTTAAGTATTTTTGATAATTCGGATGTTGATCCAACAAATAGGGCAGTATTAGTAACATTATTTGTTGTCTTTGGACTGTCTTCCTCAATATCCTTCAATTTCTTCTGCAGGTCAATTAACTTATCAGTTGTATCCGCAACACTTTTAATAAGTTGTCCAGCAACTTCATATGCCCTTGCACTGCCTCCCTCTCCAGCAAGTTCCATAATTCCATTAATTGCTTCTTGCCCCTTTTCAATCAAAGAATATAGATTTGCCCTACTATACTCATAATCTTTTTTAATATCATTAGAAGTTGGTTTAACAACTTCAACATCAGAAGAAGATTTATCTACCTCAACAATGCTTGCTTCTATATTTAAGGTTTTGCCAATAATATCATCCATAATTTAATAATCAAATATCTTTTTGTTGAGTTGGGCTGAATTTTTTGGAATCGGAGAACATTTGAATTGTCTCATTAAATCCAAAGTCATCATCTGGTCCAGCATTAAGAGGATCTGGAGTTACGGTATATCTCATTTCACGTTTTGCACTATTAACATCAGTTCCTGCATATGTATCAACTTGAACTTTACGGATGAGACCATCAGTAGTTGCGGCAACAGGACCGAATAGATAAGTTTTAGCAGTAAATCCAAAAGTGTAAATTAGAGATCTTCTTGTGGAAAAATCTCCTTCATAATCATCTTGAAATGAGACATTATTCAATATAATGGGAATATCTCTTTTTTCTCCAATTGATTCAACTAAATCAATAGTTATATTAAAAGATGGTTGAAAATATGGTAAAATTTGCTCAACAATCTGAAGAGCATCATCATTTAGTTTAGTAAGAACTGATAATTCAAATCCAATATTATATGGAACTGGCATATAAACTTTTTTTAAATTCACACCATCACTGGCTTTAAAATTTTGAGTTACTCCAGACTTTCTGGTTGCATCATATTGTATAGACACCATCTCAAATGACATTCTTGGTAATGTCATTGCAATTGGTTTATTTAATTCTTGCTGTTGTTGAATTTTTGCAAGAAACTTTTGTGTAGGACCATATGCAAGAGGAACCTTCATCTCAGATAAAGTCCCGTCCTGAGCATCTTTATGCCTAATATAAATCTCATTAAATAAAGTTCCAAAACCAATGATGGTTTTTCTTATAATTTCGTGATAATAGTAGGTTCCTAACATTAGTAATTACCAAAGGGATTTAATTCTGAAAAATCTAAAATTTGATCTGCCGCAGTTTCAATCTGTATATTTTCCGCATATGGGTCGTAAAGATCATATGCCTCAAAAGATTTAACACTATATATCGCAGAAGACGCCACTCCTATGACAGTCTCTCCTGGATAGAATTTACCAGTATTTATTGATACTTTAAGAACCTTTTTACCACTTTGATTTTTCCAACTCTTAATAAATGCTCTTGTGCCAGAAATAGACCCGACAATTTCTTCATTATTCTTAAATGTACCTATTCCGGTTGCTGGTGGAGATGAAATTGTAACGGTAGGATTAGTAGAATATCCAGCTCCAGCATTAGTAATTCTAAATCCACTTATAACTCCATTAGAAATAGTAGCAATTGCTGTTGCAGTCTTTCCAGATCCAACAGGAGGTGCAATAGTTACCGTAGGAACGGTGTAATAGTTACTTCCGGAAGTTGTCAAACCTATCGTATATACTGCATTATTAACAATGCTTGCAGTAGCAGCTGCACCTGTACCACCCCCACCACTAATTGTAATATTTGGTGCGGAGGTGTATCCAAAACCACAATTAGTTAATTGGATAGTACTGATAGATTTTGATCTAACAGAATCAGTAGTTATTGCAACTGCTGTTGCCCTAAGTCCGCCAACTGGTGGAGCATCAAAGGTTACAGTTGGTGTAGAAGTATAATTTGAACCATCATTGTTGAAGTATATTTGTCCCACTACTCCAGAAGATGCTCTGGTGGCAGTTGCTGTTGCAGTTACTCCTGCTCCAACCAGTATTAAAGTTGTAATATAACCAACATCTTTTATAGTGTCTTGAATTTCTTCAATATTAGTATCAATAAGTTCATCTTCAAGTTCAAAGAGTTCGCATTTGAGATCATAAACATAATTTTTACCCAATTGATAAAAGGGATTTTCAAATTCTACTCTTTTTATTTCAAAAATTCTTTCTCCAAGTGGAAAATAAATTAAATCACCTTCTTTTGGACGAGTTGCAAACAATAAGGATGAACCATCATCAAGATTAGAATCTGCCTCAGTTCCAGCAAGAATATCCTGTAAAAATGGGGTAATGAATTCCTCAAATCTTTCTTTTGAAATTGTTAAAGTAATTTCACTCGTCAGTTTGATTCCAAACTTCGTCATAATATCGTAGTTGGCACCATATCCCTCATAATTATTAAGATATGCTTCTATAATAAAATTACTATCAAATTTTGAAGATTTAACTTCTCTAATAATATTGTCAGTATCAATATATTTTCTTGGAATATAATATACTTCAATCCCAAACATTCTAAGATGTTCATTGACCAAATCTTGTACTAAATTTTGTTCTCCTGAAGAACCTTGTAGGAAAAAGGGATTAAGTGCCATTATCCGATAAAATCATATGGTGGTAATTCATAATCCATAGACATTCTTGATCTAATATCTTCTATTTCTTTTTCTGCATCTTCATAAATTTCCCTACCATTAAGTTCAATGCCACCTGGTAATTTAACTCCTCTAAATTTGATAAGATTCTGCCCCCACTGTCTCTTCATAAGTGCTGTCAAGTATCTCTTTAAGAAACTGTCATTATAAACTTTTGTGAAATCATTTGGATCCAAAATTCTATAGCAGTCAATAACAAAATAAGTATCTGGGAGTTTTTGTGACCAATCAATATCAATATATAATCTATTTTGTCTTTTATTGAATCTTATCTGCTTATCAGTTTTGAGTAAAAAATCAATATCTTCAAGATATGATTTAACCATTGCATACTGTAGTAATTCAACTGAGTTAAAATAATATAAGTCATTTAAAAATAATTGGTATTTGATACTAAACATACCACCTGAAATGTCACTAGTATCAAATTTGAATACTTTCTCAATACCTATGACCGAATCTGGAACTTGAATATAATTTGAGGTTTCGTAAAAATTAAAACTTGTTGTACCATATCCTGCAATATTTGCAGTTGCTGTTGTTGTTACAATTCCAACCCCAGTATTTTTTTGTGCTTTTCCCCTATCTACATCTGCCTGTGTAACCTTATATTTCAGGTACATTCTTTCCACACCATCAAAATGGCGTTCGTGGAAATACTGGAGAGCATCATCAACTAGATCATCAATTTGATCATCATCAATATTAATCTCTAGTACTGGAGCACCTAGTCTTCTTAAACAGTAATCAATTAAATCTTGTCTGCTAGCTGGTTTTGCCATCAGTAGGTTCCTCCATCTATTTCTGTAATTCTAACGTCGCCATTAATTTCAATATTTTCTACAACTAAACTATCAAGATTTAAAGTTCTTTGAGTCACAAATTTTTGTGTTGAAGCATTATAAACGGCAATCGCACCATCTTCAAGGATTGATGCATCTACATCAAATAGTTTTGTAAAAAGAGTTGGAACAGATCCCGTAGATAATACTCTGGTCGCTGTTTGAGCACCTATTCTGACTTTAATATTTGACATTATCGGGTTACCCCTCCTCTAACTAATGCCATACCTTCAACTGCTTTTGTTTTATCATAAGATGATCCAAGACCACCTTGTTGAAGCATTACATCATAAACATATCTACCAGGTTTTAATGCTGATGTCTGAGTTGAAGTCAAGGAAATTGAAATGACTCCGTTAGAAGCATTTGCAATTGAAGAAGCAAAGGAAACCGAATTTGTGCTACTGTAAGTTTTTCTCACTTGAGCAGTTACCCCATAACCCACCAAATTTTTTGGTTGGTTATTGGCAGCATCTTCTAATTCAAAGTTTGTATAAAAATCATATCCTTGCTCAATAACAATATTTGCTGCATATACTGCCATTTTCTCAAAAAAGATCCTGTATTGTATTTATAATGAAGACTCAGATATCATTGATATGACTTCTTGTTGGTGAAGATACATTTTACAATATAATTTTGCAAAATCCTTCAACTCTCCTTCACTTAAGTTGTCAATAAAACGGGCGTGTTTTTCATATTCAAACATTTTATCTATACTAGATAGATCAATTTCTTCTGGTTTCATTAATAAGTTCCCTTAATAAAGATTTTATTTCACTAACTTCATTCTTTAATGATTCAATTTCTATTTTTTGATGTTCTCTTTGATTTAAAGAATTCACATATTCATTATAAGACCTATCATCACAATTTACTATAGCCCCACTTTCCTCATCCCTGTAGAGATGAGGATGATCTTTCACTGGAATCATCATCTGACTGCAAGGGTTCTAAGATTTTTAATTTTGGGTGGATATGCTTGATTGGATCCTGCAAAAACAATTTTAATTAAATATCCAGTAAATAATCCAAGATCACGGGCAGTAAATTCATATTCAATAAATTCATCAGCAACACTTGCAGGAATAAATCTATCTGGTCGCCCATTGTTTTTGAGGGGATCAACCACGCCATATAGATAACTATCTGGTGAATTTGTATTGGTCAAATTATCATATCCTGGAAATAGTTCAAATACTGTGCTAACTTCTGTAGAATCTGGTTTTACTAGAGAATAAAGTACTCTAATATCTGCAGATGAGTGCCTATATGCTGAGAATATAACCTTCAAAGAAGTTGCTGGATTTTGTAATCTAACCAGATTGGAAACATAAACTGCAGCATTTGGATCATAAAGTGCAGAATTGACTCTATTATCAAAAGAATAATCTGTAATTGGTTGATTAATTCGATTGCTTCTAAATTCTGTAAAGGCAGTATCTAAGAAAATAATTGGAGAAAGATTTGGATGTCTTGTCTGTAAAGTAATTCCAGTTGTAAATGATTTGTTTCTTGGTAATGTGGTTAAATAAGTATTCTCATTGACCTTAGAGCATACTGCTCTAACAGAATTCAATCTATTATTCTTATTTAATTCAATTGGCTCGAATCCTTGATCAACAAAAGATACTTCGGATCCAGAAATGCTTGTGGCACTTACTGTTCTGATTTGTGCAGTTGTTGAGGTATAATTTGCTGGGGAAATAATATTATATTTGGGAAATATTGAATTGAATTGAATATTTTCAGTGCCAGTAACATTAGAACCACCCAAAGTTCTTTCATCTACAAAAGATAATTGTGGGAATCCAGAAGGACTATTATCAGTAGTTCTATTAATACCATTTGCTGAAAAATCAATGGGTACATAGTAACTATCAATGTCCATATTCAAAGAGTCAATTGTTTGTGTTACATTATTAATTCTTCTTAGAGAAACTCCATTAAGCTCATACTTATAAACATTTGCGCTTGTTGCATGGTCTTCAATTGTTGTAGAGTCTTGACCTCTAATAATCGTCTGCAAAGATCCCTGCCCAATAGATTGATATTGAATAATTTCATTATCAATTTTAATATATCCCGGATTTGTAGATGCAACAGACACACCTTCAAAAGTTGTAAATCTTGAAGTATCGGCAACGCTGATTGTAGTGTCACCAACATTTAGTGGGGATGATAATGTTGTAGGTACAATATTTGATTGAATATTATTCAATACCAACTTATTAGTCGGAGAATACATTTGATGTTCAAAATGATTAACTCCAATGTAATTTCCACTATATTGACTTGAATATGTAGAGGAATTTAAAATTGTTGTAGTTCCAAGACCAATTGCACTTCCAGAATTATCATAATAAACAAGAGCTGCGGATGGAGTAAATGATTGCCCCTGAACTGAAGATAGATAAAGAGTATCAATCCTCCCACCATTACTCAAAATGGTCAATCTGGCAGATAATCCAGTATTACCAGCAGAAGAAGTGACAATACCTACAACATCACCAGGAGCATATCCGTTACCACCAGTTGCTACAGTTATACCAGTTACAACTCCACCAGTTTGTGTAATGCTGAGAGTTAATCCAGAACCATTTCCCGTAATTGGATATGTGCTTACGTTTGCTTGGTTAGTATAATTTGATCCACCTGTAAGAACACCAACAGAAATTGCCGAAGAACCAGTACCAACAATATAACCATAATTATATGGTTTAGCAGCATCACCAACTTTTCTTCCTGTGGTTAGAATACCAATCATAGGTGAAGAAATTGTTGTTGTAATACCAATTTTTAAATTCCTTGGGAATGTTCTTACTGGATTAACTTCTAATGTTGGAACATACTGATTACTTTCATTCAATGTTGGGTTATAGAAGAAAGCGGTGCCAGGAGTCAAACTAAAGTTGGCTTTATATAGTTTAAACATCAAATCTTGATATTGATTTGCTGTCCAAATTGAACCATTTTGTGATTTGAATAGACTTCCAAGAGCAAACTGCCTGCTATAGATTACACTATTTGCATTAGATCCCGATGCATTGACGGTTCTCTTGCCCATCTCAGCAATCCAAACATTATAAGCATCACTTTGGGGAGATAAGAGAACAATAGCATACTCTCTTCCTGGAGCAAGATAAATTGGATATTTAAACTTGACATTTGTTACCGATGATGCATCATTTGAGATATTAACATCTGATGGACGAAGAACAACCGGATCTCCTATTCTATTTGTTGTGACTGTTCCTAGTTCGACCGTTCTTACTTCAACAGTTACAGTTGCATTTCCAGTATCCTTTGATTGGAAGAAGAGATCAACTGATGTTATGAATACACCCTTATCATCATCAGTAAATCCATTTGCATCAGGAGATTCAATATTTCCACCAACACTAAAACTTTGTGCTAGGGGATCAACAAAATATTCAGTTCTTGTGATAGTTATCTCTTGACGATACAAGTCATATGTTCCCTCAGATCTATATTGTTGTTGTGCAGATGACGATTGATAATCACCTGGAATTGGTGCTTGATTAGTTGAACTTGTTGTCAGTTTATAAGTTTTGGTTCCAGTACTAATTCTAACAGCTGGTGCCGGATCGGTATTTGGATCTTTAAGGAAGAAAGTTCCAATAAGATCCCCATAGTTATCAGAAATTAGTCTTAAATCTTTTACATATGCAACAGCGCCACTAGTTTGTCCAACCAACTTCATTCCAGTAACAACATATCCAGAATATTTGCCCTGCGCTTCCTCAGAAATCGAATATGTATCAACATTCAATACATTTGAAGATGCACTATAATTGGTTGTTTCTAGAGATTGTGATGATGCATATGGATTAATATTATATGTTGTTGTTGGTGCATTATATGGACCAAATTTATGATTTGGTGAGGCAACTCTTAAGGTGATTAAATTCGAACCACCAAAACTACCAATAACAGTCTCCCCAACTGTAAATGCCTTAGAAGCACCATAAGTTGTAAGTGAAGAAGATGGGGAAATTTCAATTAATTTTGGTACAAAATTGACAGACCCATTTCCATCAAAGAATTGATAAAATCTGGTTGATGGTTTTAAATTTTCAGCAACAAATTGAGTGTTGCGAGATCTCATATATGTGTCAGCACCACTACCAAGAAAAACGTCTGTGGTACTTATATTGGTTTCCCAACGTAACGTTACTCTATTACCACCATTACCTCTAACCCAAACGTGTCTTGTTTCCTCTGTTATGTGAGGAATTTTTATAGTTCTTACCCAATTATCACTTGCAGGTGATAACTGTATATTTCCATTATATGAAACTACATTAAATGGATTGACATTTTCAATCTGAGTTGCCAATGGTTGTTGCAACCAAGATGTCTCAGTATATTTTAAAGTTACTGCATTGCCAGTTTTTTGTACATTTGAATCCAAAAGATTAAAGTTAGTTCTAAGATCCAAGTTTTCATCAATAACTGCAGTTTCTGGAGCAATTTGACTCTTAAGACTATTTCTACTGATAATGGGTCTTAGTTCTTTTGCATCAGGATCAACTTCTATTGAGGAAAATATTGGATTGACCAGAGAAGAATTTTTAAAATCATCTACAAAAAATCCACTCTTAAATCTATTGAGACCAGATGCATCCTGAACTTGGAGAGTTTGAGTACTTACTTCCAATAGTGAAAGTGAAGTAACTCTTTCCAAATTTTGAACTCTAGATTCAATTTGCCCAATGTCTCTCATTGTATATCTTCTATTATCAGCAAGAGAGATATCTACACTATTTGGGTCATATAGGTATGGTGGTAAAGTGATGGTTGCAATCTCCATTACTTCATCTTTATTTGTTGGTGCTTGTGGAACTCTTGCCGAAGTTCCACTTTTAAGCACAAACTCTCCATTTTTATCCAAATACAATTTATCAATTCTACCTAAGTAATAATCATACCCTAATAATGAACTTTCAATAGGAGAAAAAATTACTTTTGGTGAAGTTCCAAAATTTCTTTGTGAAAAGTCAAATGGTGAAGCTGCAGATCCTGTAAATTGGGTAACTCTTGGTCTAAAGTCTAAAGTATCAGTCGCCCTTACGATATTACCTACCCCAAGTGATGGAATATCCTTGAGATATCTATCCCTATCATAACTCAGTACAGTGAAAAGATCGCCATCATCATTTGATGGAATTGAATAATAATCAAAAACAACATAGAGTTGTCTGGTTGGTTCTAATGCATTATTATTTCGCACAAGTTTTGAATAATCATAAAACTGTTCCTTCTGACCTTTATCTAGTGTATAACTATTAGTAATATCTTTATATTTTCCTAGAGTAATAGTTTGAATATTGGTTGTAATATTAGATTCTTTAAAGGTTACAGACTCATTTGCTAAAAATCTATTTGCATTCTGATATACAACACTTATTGTATTTGAAGTTACGCTAGGAGATTTTAAAACTACCCTTGCAATAGTTTTACTTGTATTACCAAAAATAGTCTCTCCAACAATTACGTTAGAATCAACATTAACAGTTGGACTAAATGATAGATTATCTAGAACTGGCACACTCTGATCCAATGATTCATAAACTGCAATGATGTTTGCAACATCTGGATAATTTAAAGATATTTCTTCATCTTGTACTCTCAATCCATAATATTGATTGTATGCAAGTCCATCATTGATTGAGGTGTTTATACCTGTTCCAGATTGAAGATATTTTGAAAGATTGACAGTTAAAGTTTGACTTCTTGTATATGTTTTAACTTTACTCTTAATTCCGCTCTTCAATAAGGAAACATTGACAACAACGTTGGATTGGCTGGCACTTAATCCACTGAAAGTTACATTATTACCACTGATTGAAAATTGATCCGAAGTAATAGTTCCAATGCCGCCATTAGCATAGAAAACAGAATACCTTTCTTGTGTAAATGGTAAGAAAAACGCACTAGTAATTCCACTGGTTAATGATGAGAGGTTGAAAGTTAAACTACCACCTGCGCTTGTTGTTTGTCCAGTAATCTGATCTACAATAGAAATATTAGATCCGCTTAGATTTACAGAAGATACATTTTTATCTGGTAGTGGGATATAAAGACCTAATTTATCCTGATTCCTAATTTGGGATACTCCAACAGCAAATCCAATGCCAGTTGAAACTCCAACCCCACCATCACAAACTCCAGTAACAGTTGTTACTCCAACTAGATTCATTGTTAATCCTGTTGGAGATACTGCCGAAACTCTATTATAGGTTTCTGTAATAAATCCAGGTCTTTGGTATCTAATAATTGTATCAGTTTTAATACCTGTAAATACCTTTCCAGGACATGCTGCAGTTGCATTTCCAGAGGCATCAAAAGAGATTGTTATTCTATCCAATCCATTAAATCCACTACCATTAAAGGTGTCTAAAAAGCAATCCGCAGTAAATGCTACAGGCAAACCAGATACTGCAGTACTCTGAAAGACTGATTTAATATCCTGATTACTAAAATCCTTTACAGATACGATAGATCTTGAATATGCATTAATACCATTGATGAGAATTTGTTCTCCTGGCAAAAATGATCCAGATACTTGTCTTAGTGTAACTAACGTTGAGTTGCTACCTGCGCTTACAGCATATCCTGTAGCTCCACTACTCCTACCTCTAATAAGGGAAGTTACTGGAAGTTCTACCCCAACTGTTTGGTTTAAAGTTAGTTGAGTATAAGTTTGAATGTCATAAAGATATAAATCCCAGTTTGTTGCAAAAGAAGAATAATTTACATCAGTTACATTAAGTTCTAAAATTCTGGCATCTCCAATTTTAATACCAGTTCCAGAAGATGCACTAGTAGAACTTTTTCTTTGGTTGAAAAGTTCCACCGCACCCCTTCTTCTTATTGCTCCATATGCATTATTAAGTCTTAAAAGACTTCCTACTTTAAATGGAACATTAATTTCACTTACTGTTTGAATATCTCTTGGTTTATTGACATCAATAATTGTTGTTCCTACTTTATCAATATCATATCCCCTAACGTATGCTTTACCGGGAGAAATTTTAACACACATCAAATCATCTGATGGGACATTTCCACTGTCTGTTTTTTCGTTATCAAAAAATAAACCATCATTTCCAAGTCTATTATTTAAGGAGTTATTTACCGAAACAGTAAATGGTGTAACTGTATAATCTCCAGATTCATCATAAGTTCTTTGTGCAAGATAATCTCTAATTATATTATAACTACTCTTTACCTGAAACTTTTTAATTTGTCCATTTTGAATCTTCATCAACTCAACAAAATCTGTATCATTCAGATCATCAAGTTCCTTTTTAATAAGAGTTAAATTGATTTTAAATCTATCTGATCCTGGAGCCGCATAGTTGGAAAATCCTTTTGCATTATCATATAATGAAGAATCGTCTTTTGCACTAACTATTTCTTCATCAATTCTTAATCCAACTCTATACGATGGTGTGTTTGTATATTCATCAAGAATGATTGTTTGCTTAGAAACTCTTGCAAAAAATCCTCTAATGAAATAAATTCCATCATTAATAGATGCTGCAGATCCAATTGCTGTTGCATCGGATGCAATTGAAGATGCAAATGGAGTCCCAGAATTTATTGTTGTGATACCATAGGTTATATTATCTTCACAAACAAGTATATCCCCATCCATAAAGGGACTAAATTTAAAATTAGAATCAGAATCTAGATATTTTACATAAATTGTAATATATTCAATATTTGCCCCATCTGGCAATGATATGTATTGAACACGAGCACTAACTCCAGAATTTTGCCCAGTAATTTTTTTACCAATTAATTTTTCAATGTACTGTGAAATATCCACACCATAATTGGTTGGATTTAATTTAACAGCATAAAATTGTGAGTCGAATGCAATATTTCCTGGAATAACTACAGACCCATCTTTAAAGACGTTACTCCCAAATTTTTCAATTTGATTTTGTAAAATTGACTGTAAGGTAGTTAATTCTCTAGCCTGAACTGGTCTACCTGGATTGAATAGGACTTTATAAAAATCCTTATTAGAATCATAATCATCATAATAAGGACTAACATTTAAATTGGTTTTTTGAGCCATTTTTTAAAATTCCAGGATAATTTTAACGTCTTCTTTTTGTCTGGAGTTTCTTGATACCAAGGGTCTGTTATCAATGTATATGATATCTCCCGATGATTTATTTATCTCGGGATTTGAAAGACCATTTGTAAATTGTGTTCCTAAACTTATTATTTTACCCGTAGAGAGGGATGTAGTAACTCCACTAAAACTAGTATCTACGGATGCTGAGAATCCACCAACATTTTTCACAATTGGATATGAAGATGATTCGAATGCTAAAACCCTTGCTTGTGATGAAACAGTCTTATAGTCAGTTTCATCCAATTTGGTTGAATTGAAATAAAGTGATCTGTCCCTAAAATACTTAACAACATTTGTTTCAGTATCATATGATGCAACATAACCAATTGCAGTTCCAATTACTCCACCTGTACCGCCAGTAACTGTTTGAGTGATTTTATCACCAACAGATACTGTTCCTGTAATTGATGATTGATTTAATTTGATTGAATATAATCCAGAAAACTGGTTATCAGTAAATGTTGCTGTTGAACCAAATGAGGTTGGATTTTTTAATATACCAATTTGGGCAAATTTTGTATCAATTGGGTAATCCTTTGTAGAATCATCAAATCTTGCATATACAAGGACTCTATCAGTTCCCAATTCAGTGTAAATATCATAACCATGACCCCTTGATGGTGGAATAATTGGGATTAATTTAGCTGCTTCTGTTGCTGTTGCACTAATACTGCCAAGATCTACCATACCATAGGTATATCCATTACCTCCAGAAGAAACCCTGGCATTAGAAATTTGACCAATAGTGTTTACATCTAAAATAATAGATGCTCCAGACCCATCACCAATAATATTGAATGATTGATTTGCTCCACCAGCATATCCTAGTCCTGGATTATCTACATAAACTTTCTTAATTTGGTTTTGATTAATTGAAGAATCTCCATTTGTTCTTACTGCGGTTACTTGCACATCAGTTGAAGACTGCCAACTATTTGGAACTGAAATATATTCAGTAGAATCAAATTTAATAATATCACTTGGAGATACTGTGTATAGATACTTCCAAAGATATCCATCACCACTAGAACCCGCAGAAGAAGGTTCTAAATCTGTAAAAGTTGGTTCATCCTGAGAAGCATTTCCACCTGTAGTAATTCCAGATGAACCATTATCAATACAAATATAGAGTTTATATTCAGAATTCAGAACATAATAATTTGCATCATAAAGTCTATTAGATTGTGTTAATGGTGATTGGTTTGTAATACTATAGTCATGGCGATACATTTCATATTTTGATCCCCTAGACCAATCAATCCTTCTTATAACTCTTCTTACGTTTGCACTAGTTAGTTTTTTACCAAATACGATAGTATCATGAGAATGATTGAGATAATTTATACTATCTGTTGGATCAGGAGTATTTGTATCCCAATCAGTAGTTCTACCAAATCCAACTGCTGTGGGATTTGGTAACCCCAGAAATACATAATAAGAATTATTAGTATTATCAATAGAATCTACAAAGTTACCTGCATTGAGAATTCTAAATTGATCGGTTACAATTGCTGACATATTATTGTAGTTTTTTCACTATTTATAATTAACCCAGATCCTTTTTAAGCGGACCAATATCTCTTAATCCATATCCACGTCTTTGAATCGATGCGAATGTGGTCAATCCAGAAGTTATAGTATAACCACTTACGCCAATTGAAATTGGATTTGATGATCTACTAAATCCGGAAATTCTTCCCCAAGAGAATCTTCCAGCAAATTTATTTCCACTAGTCAGTAAACCAACCACAGAAGTGTTTGATTTAATATTGCAGACTATCTCAGCATTGGTTGATCCAGCAGAAACATAAGTAAGCGAATGAACATAGTAAATATTATTGACGTAGGTAGTTCCTACTCCAACAACCGCAGTGTTACTATTATCAATTGAAGTTACTCCTCTACCAACAACTGTATCTGAAATATAAATTGGATATCCAGTAGATAATCCAGATGGGAATGAATTTGGAGAATTTACATTTAAGTAGAACCTGAGTGCAAGCGGATTTCCACTTGTTCCTGTTGTAGTTCCAATTCCTGTAATAATTCCAGAGAAACCTTGTACTAGGGATGCCCCGCCAATTTTTTCAATAATTGGGCTAGGATACGCAACGATGACCTGAGGTGGAGTAGTATATCCAAATCCAGCATTAGTAATTGTTGGGGACAAAATACTGCCATTGGAAATATTTACAATTGCAGTTGCGGTTGATCCGATACCAACGCCAATAACTCTTGGACGGGCAATTTTAACTGGTATTGTTGTTCCAGTATATCCAGATCCAGCATTAGTAATTGTCAATGCTGAAATTGTTCCAGCAGCAGAAACTGTTGCCGTTAATGCTGCAGATACTGGATCATCCTTTCCACTAACAATCAATGCACCAAAACTGCCAATCGTGATTGGTGATAGGGGACTTGAATACGCTGCTGTTTGATTTTGTTCATATTTGAAGAAGTTTGCGTCATCAACAAACAATTCGGTATCAAAAGATGTTAAATCCTTAATAATTCTTGCAGATGGATAAACTGATCCTTCAATTGAATCTCTAGTTTTTCTGATAATTTCACCATTGATCTTAGAATCAACTTTTTGCTTTGTCCAACTAAATGGTTTATAGTTTGCAACATCAATTCCCTGATCACCATAAATGTTAGTCTCAACTTTGTCAGAAGCAGAAATATATGAAATTGATCTTGAATTTTGAGCAGTCGTGACTCCAGAAACTGTTGGATTTTTAAATAATTGAACAGTATCTCCCCTCTTCAGACTTTCATTAACTGATACTAAAATACTATCTTGATTTCTTGTTCCTCTGTAGAAGAAAATTGCAATATTATCCTCTGGCAATGGTGGAAATTTGAATACAAATGATGATCCACCATCAAATTCATAAGTATCTCCATGAGCTTGAACAATTCCATTAACAAAGATGAGTAGAATTGGTCCAAGATCAATGTTGGCAGAATCCTGATCATTAGCATTAGTTTCAAAACTCAATAATTGTGAATTGTAATAAAGTGGGAATCTTGTCCTACTACCATCCTGCATTGCTTTGATAGAATCAATATAATCCATTTCTCCAAATTGCCAAGCAGCAAAGGAATCACTAAATGTACTTAAAACAGTTAATTTAAATTCTTTAGCTGGTTCTGATAGACCTTTTGCAGTTACTAGACCTACTGGTTTAAATACATCTCCAATTTGGAAACCATAACCAGGTCTAGTAATCTTAAATGATTCTACACTAAAGAGTGTTGATGCAACTCCAGTTGATACACTTGGTCCAACAGTCACATTCACCTGTAATCCTACTCCAGTATCAGTAGTTGATCCTATACTTAATCTGGAAACACCAATGATTGAAAGATTTTCATAACTTGGTGGCGCAACTTGTGCATATGGATTTGTATATCCACTTCCACCATTCTGGATTATAAATCCAGAAATAGAACCACCAGAACCAACTCTTCCAGAAACTACTGCTCCAGATCCAGTTGGGTCAGATATTCCAATAGATACCGTTCCAAAATATCCAGATCCAAAATTTGGTTCCGATCTAAATCTAAATGTTGTTGCTATTCCAACTGCATTAGTAGAGTTACTGTTAATAAAAATAGTTCCAAATCCAATAGAAGTTACATAAGTTCCAGTAGTAACCACACCAATTGCCTGTAGTTGCTGCCCAACAGAAATAGAATTAGTAGTAATGCCCGTAATTATATTGGTTGTAATTCCAATTAATCCAGTAACCGCCACACCAACGATGAAGGAAGTTGTAAATCCAATTGAAGAAATTGACCCACCACTAAGTTTAATCTCAATTCCAGTGCTTCCAACGCCCACTAAAGGAGCATATCCCGATCCTTCACTGGTTCCTAAAGAAACAATAATACCACCTCTTGGAAGTTGATTTTGATTTACATCAGCATCTGATTTAATAATTTGACCATTTGTTGAAGTAATTCCACTAAACACAGCACTAGTAATTCCAAGAACTGCATTATCAACAACAGTAAAATTATTTCCAGTATTATTTTGTGTGGATGGAGTCTGGAAAATACTGTTAATGAAAAGAATTCCATTACCACCAGTAGATCCAATTCCAGTAGTGTTCAATCCATTCAATGTCAGAATATAAGTTTGCCCAATTCCAGTAAATTTCTCTGAAATATTATCATACAATGTATTTGTAGTGTAATCCTTTCTAAGATAAACTCTTCCAGTAAATGAGGATTTTGCTTGCTCCAGATTACTAATATCTCTCTGTGTTACTGCATTTCCTCTTGGAGACTCTGTGAACCATACTTTGTTTCCAACAATATTATAGGATCCCCTATAGAGAGGAATTGCAGTATCATTAAAGTGTGCAGTCGCAATAGTTCCTGCATATCCTCTTTGAATATTGAGAATGTAATAAGTTCCTAGACCACTTATAGGTGCTCCACTAGTTGTACCAAGTCCAACAGAAACAACTCTTACATATTCATCATCAATTTTGAGAAGATCTGTTGGTTTAATTGAAGAAATTCCACTAATTGAAAAATTAGTATTACCAGCACCAACTCCACCATCAAAATTAAATGTTGTTGTTGTACTTATTCCTTGGAGTGAAGTTTTATTAATTGTCAAACTACCAATCCCAATTGATGTTACCTGAGCATCAGAAGATACTATTCCAACAGAACCTATTAATTTGCCAACTACTATACGAGAAGTATTAATTCCAGTGATTAAATTAGTACTCACTCCAATAATACCAGTTCTACTAATTCCTACTAGATCGGAATTGTATTTTAAGGAATAATCTAGTAATGAATATGCAAGAGGTGCTTGAACAACACTATCAATTGTGAGCAAAGATTTTTCCAATTTCTTGGTCATCTCTAATTCGTGAGCATTTCCAGATCCAAAAGATGTAAATGTAACGCAAATACCAACTTTGGCGTATTCTTTTCTTGTAGATAATTGGAAATTGTTATTGTCAAGTTTAATTGGATATACTCTTGATGGTAAGAACGAAGTTACAACACCAGTATAACTTAGTGTAGAACCTATCCCAACAGCAGTAACAGCAATCCCTAGGAAAGTTGTTGCAGGATTATAAATCAGTTCTTCAGCAGTATTGAAGAAATGATTTGGAATTGTAATAACACCAGTAGATGGATTTAACTGAGCTCCATTTGATGGGTCAAATACTTTCTTATAGATTGGAATTCCTTGATAATTCATCTCAAAGTCCAATTTATTAATTCTTCTTGCATTCAATCCATTATATGGGTTAATTGTAAATGTATCCTCACCAGTACCGTATATTAAATTTGGTGGTACATTACTATAATCCGCTTCAATATAAAATACTTCATTGTAAATTTTAACTTCAACAGTTTCTCCACCCAAACTAGAACTTGGATAGAATAAAAGTTGGTTGTAAAGTGGTGAATAAACTGTGCCAAAAGTTCCAATTCCTGTAGTGTCTTTATTGGACAAAATTGGATATTGGGTTATGTAACCATCAACACCATCAGACATAAACATGATCTGATGCAACTCGCTGGTTGACCCAACACTCAAATTAACTTTTGCCTTAAAGCAACCTACATCTGTAATAGAATATGAAACAATCGTTGAAGCAGTTGAAACTCTTGAATACAGAGATTCATATTTTGCTGATCTCTCAAATCCAGCACCTTGACCAGGAACTAAAAATCTATAAGTTCCAATTCCAATAGAGGTTGTTCCAAATCCAACTATTTTTGAATTTACAGTAACTAAATTTGAGGTATCATTGGTATAATTTATCGATAAAACTCCAGATGAAACCGATGCTCCAAAAGTTCCTATAAATTGACTTGAATAATTATTTGATAGTGAACTTGTATCATAATAATACTGGCTCATATATGTATCTTGACCATCATAGGTCATATACAATTCAACAAAATCCATATAATTGGTAACATTATCAATTATTTGAAATGTTCCATAGAAAGATCTATAATTGGTTGTTGTTGCTACTGATACTATTGATGTAGTAACCCCAGAAGAGACATAAGATCCTGCATTTGTTAATTTAATAAATCCGACACTTGTACTTCCTATTCCAATACTTGCTCCAGGAAAACTTGACTTAATCATTTTAATGTCATAATCTTCATTAAAACGATCCAAAGGAGTAAATCTTAAACTAATTGTTCCTAGAGAATCGTCAATATAACCATCAATATCAGCAACATTAATTGTAGAATTATTTAAAGATTGCCTTTGAAGAATGAAAACATTGTAATCATTATCTACAAGAACCACCAAATCGGTAAATTGGTATCTACTCTTCGGTGTATTAATAATTTGAACTAGATAAGTTCCAAAATTATCTGGAAGATTGTAAGTAATCAAATCTACATAACCAACAGCTGCTGCATCATTATTCGTAAATTGTGACGATACATCATCTACCTGAAGAACTCTATTTGTTC